AGACATTCACCGGCAGCGGTAATGGCCAATTCGTTTTCTACGATCTATCTAACTTAGATACTGGAACTGCGCCGGTTACGGCTGGAGTTGGCTCTACAGCGGCAAATAACGTAGCGTCGATTGCAAATCAGCCGAGCATAACGCCGTCGTCAGCTAACGGCGTCGCGTTCGGTAACCTGCAAAATGGTTTGGGGCCGACGAACGGCATAACCTCACCATCTGGCGCTCTTTTTGACTGTCCGCTTTATCAGACCGGCCAATTTACGTTCACGCAATCTGGTACTACCGCAAACGTATCAGCAGTCGCCTGGGGCCAAGTCTACGGTGACGGTATTACAGGGGTAACCGGCTCGGGCGTGGCGAATGGTCAGTCGAATCAATCGGCCACATCGAGTTCTACCGGTAACCGAACCTTCAACATTAGCCAGACGCTGGGGACCACAACAGGTCATACCACGTCAACCGACAGCTCTAGCGTAAATTGGGGTGAAGGACTCGCGCACGTCTTTACGACTAGCACTGCGGCGCTGAATTTTACATGGAACATCGCGAGTCAACCGGCATCGTCTGTGTCATCCACGGCGATTTGGTTCAAGGCTGCGGCGAGCACAACAAACTGGCAAGGCGCTGCGAATTTCACGGGTGCTGGTGCGTTCACGGCAAACGCCCAGCTTATCGAGGCATCGCAAGCGACATTTGCCGGGGCAGGGCTATTCACTGCTAACGCAACGGCGCAGTTCGCAGCACAGGCGACGTTTGGGGGCGCTGGCAGCTTTACTGCCACTGCGACGATGCAGTTCGCCGCACAAGCAACGTTTGCCGGGGCCGGTAGCTTTACTGCGACCGGCTTACCCGTCGATTTCGGGTTTGCGAACTTCGCGGGGGCAGGCAGCTTTACTGCCAATGCTGGACCAGCTGTCCTCGCTGCGGCGGCGAACTTTGGCGGTGCGGGGCTTTTCACCGCCAATGCCCAACTGATCGAGGCTGCGCAGGCGACATTTGCCGGGGCCGGGTCATTCACGGCTAACGCTACGGCACTGTTTGCGGCGCAGGCCACATTTGCCGGCACAGGTGCCTTTACCGCCAATGCGACGACCCAAATCGCCGGTCAGCAGGGCGCGGCAAACTTTAATGGTGCGGGATTATTCACCGCCAATGCCTCACAGCCGCAACGATCAGCGGCTGCTAACTTTGCCGGAGCAGGGCTCTTCACCGCCAACGCCACCGTGCAGATGGCGGCACAGGCGACATTCGCAGGAACGGGCGGATTCACGGCCACTGCCGCATTGCGCATGCAGGCGACGGCCTCGTTTGCTGGCGCTGGTGCTTTTACCGCCAACGGCAATGTTCCACAGCATATCGCCGCGCAGGCCACATTTGCCGGGGCAGGATCGTTCACTGCCAATGCAACCACGCAGGGCGTCACCACATGGACAGGCGCAGCGGCGTTCGCCGGATCAGGCACATTCATTGCCTCAGCGACGGTCCTATCTGCCGCACTCCCCGTGCCAAACGGGCGGTGGCGGCCCGTCTTCGATACCAGCTACGTCCACACCGTCATCGCCGGTCCACCGCCACAATTCCTTACACCCTCATTGCGCGAGACCGGCTTCACGCTATACTTTATCTCGCCGGCGGCGGGCGATCTTCCCGCCGGCGCCGTGCTCATTCTGACGCGACCGGACGGATCGACAATAAGAGTGCCGGCGGCACGTTTTTATACCGGCATCAACGATCCGACATTCAGCATTTACCTCACCCAAGGCACCTATGCCGCCTACGTGACTAGCACCGACCTCAATCAGCAGGGTACGTGGAGCATCGAAATCAAGGACGCAGCCAACAACAACATCAGCGGCATCGGATTTTTCAGCGTCGCCGCGTAAGGAGAAACAACATGCCCAGCATCTTCGATGACCTTAATGCTGTTACCCGAAAAGTTTGTGCCCCAACGCTTGCCCGCCAAATTTTAACGAAATCGATTTTGATTAAAAACTTGGAGCGTGAGCATCCCCCGATTCCGCCAACATGGCGACAAAAATTCCATTGGTGGTTCCGTGAGAAAAGAATACGCCTTGGTGAAATTATCGCGGGACAACCATTTAACGAGGATTAGACATGCACGATTATGTTTCGCCGAATTTCACAACGATCCTGGACCCGAGCAAGGCGTTTCCGTATCGACTCAACGGATACCAACGCACGACTTATATCGGCGAGATCGAACGGGCCGACCCGCACAACTGGGAATACGACGAGCGCTGGCCCCCAACGGGCTTCGTCAACAAGGACGAGGCCCATATCCTCTATCACCTGGCGCGGCAGTTTCGCGGCAAAGCTGCGCTGGAGACGGGTTGCCACGTTGGGTTTTCCGCCTGGCATCTCCTAAAAGCCGGGGTCAATCTTTCGATCTGCGATCCTATTTTGTTTGTCCCGGAAATGCGGAAGGCCGTTGTCGAGGCGCTATCTGAGTTCGAAGGACAGTATCAGATGACCGGGTTCCCTAGCCCGCAAGCGGCGCTCGAACTCGGCGAGAATCATGGTCCATGGTCATTCGTCTTTATCGATGCAGTGCACCACACCCCACACCCAATCATAGATGCCGCTGCTGCCGCCACGCACTGCGCGGCTGATGCGATGATCGTCTTTCACGACGCCATCATCCCCGCCGTGTTCGAGGGTGCAGGGTTTCTAAAGATTTGCGGCTGGCAGCTTAAGATCTACGACACATCGCAGATGCTGGCGGTCTGCTACCGCGGCAATGTCGAACTGGTCGATCACATTCCTGACGAGGCGATCCGCGCGCTGCCGATCCCGAATTATTTGGAACCGTACATTCCGCGCTAAATGAATTTATTTGGTGAGATTCGTTACCTGCCCGCTTGTCAACGCGACCGTTGGCCAAAGAGAGACACGCTGGATCGTACCGTTCCACTGAAGAGTTCCATCACCGCGCGACCCGATATTGACAGCGGTCATTCCTGACGCTCCCGTCAAAGCAACCGCGCCCTTTACGATTGTGCTCTGCGCCAAAACAGGTGCGACATTGAGCGTCCCGTTGAAAGCAAAATTCCCGACCGTGCCGCCTGTTCCGGCCGGTGTGTTTCCCGCGTTACCGGTGGACGCGATGCGATACAAACCAGAAGTGTTTGTGTTAGTCCCGTCGCTTACCCAGTAAAGCGCCTGATTGCTGGCAAAGGTGGCGGGCGCTGCCGGCGTGCCACTCGCGAAGTCCGTATAGGCGCTACCGATAGAGGGCACCGTCGTCACCGCCACAACATCCGCCGCTCGCGTCACAGTCGCATTCGTCGTTTTAATCGGTGTCGTCGCAAAAGCGCCCAATTCAAGTTGCGGCCAGCCGATACGCAGCGTCACGTTGACGGGTTGGCCGGTGGTCGTGACGAACGCTAGCAGAAAGTTCACGGCGCCCGCCGTGGCGTCTGGAAGCGTATACGCCTCGAAACACCGTTGCGACGTTAACGACGCAACTGTAGGGACAGAGCAAGTGCCAGCGCCTTGGCTTAAAAAGCCCAAACCTGCTGTAAGCGATTGAATGACGGCCACAGTACTCGAAATATTTGTCAGATTACCGCCGACAAGTTTAATAAAAACCGATCCGGTCCAGACTTGATTTTGAGAAGCCGGCGATGCTGCCGCGTCGAACGACAAAACCCAGCTTCCGCTCGCATCGGGAGTTCCGACAACCTGAAGATCGATATAATTGATACCACTCTCGGTTCCGGTTCCGATAACGTTTGTCGTAAGAGAATCCGCGACAGCAATAGTCCAGTTTGTCGGCAGCGTCCCCGGTGTGCCAGCAACGGCCCCGACCATCGTGTTGTTGCGGGTCGAATTGGTCCGCGCTTCTTCGACTGTCAGACCGACATTGGTAATTCGCGCGATATTGTTGGCGAACGAGGACCAATTACCGCTCGCATCGACGGCAGTACCGACCGACGCGCGTGTTACCGTCAAACAGGTCGCAGCGCTGACGCAGGCGGGAGTGCCATTCTGATAGTATGACCCCGCAGAAAATATGTAATCCAGGCCAGGGCTGGTCGCGCCGCCCCGTGGATAAACCATAGCAACATCGGGGACGCCCGCCCCTAATCCCATGCTCTGCGCATAAGCTGCTGCTGGGGCTAGCAGCGCCAGCGCGATTACCAGCAGGCGGTCACGGCAGCGCATGTCGTGTTCGTCGACATCAGTTTGGTTACAGCAAACGGCAAAATTTGCCCAGTCTGAACGTTAGCAATTGTCACGGCGGCTGTGTCCTGCGCACCGATGATCGCGATGTTGCAAGCCGACGCATCACCAATCTGCAATCCCCGCGTTGGTGTAAACGTGGCGGTATCGCTCTTGGTCAGCGCGCGAAACTGACTGCACTGATTAAGTGTCAGGCTGCCTTGAGCCGGCGTTTGCGCCAATGCAGCGGTTGGCAGCAGCAATAGTGTGATCAGTGCGATCGTTCGCATTGTCTCTCCCCTTAATGGCGTCCCCCACGCCCGTGCGTCAGAATCTCCGGGTGCTCCCGAATCATCTCGGCCTTCGCCTTCTCTCTCTCCTTCAGGCGTTCAAGTTTAATGTCCTTGTGCTCGAACGGCAGATCTTCGATCCCGTCTTCGGGCCCGAGGATGCCGGCCTTAATGCCGTAAGCGATCAGGTTCGTGTGGTCATCGTGGAAGATCGGCGAACTGCTGTGGCTATCCACGCTAACCCGGCGATCGTCGGGCAACTGATCCAATGTGAAGACGCTGTTCTCGTCTTCGGGATGTGTCCACGTCGCAGTGGCGTCTTTGGCCTGAAAAAGAGTTAGCGTCGCATCGGCGGCAGCGGCGCATTGGCGCTCGACCAGCAACGAGCGATCCCGCAAGCGCGGGCTGGCGTTGCGTTGCAGCGTATCGGCATGAACGCCCGCCCGCACACCGGCTTCGCCTTGGCCGGAGAGAATATTCGAAAAACCCGAGGCCCGGTCCATCAAGTTCAAAATTTCTTGGATAATCGGCAGCATCTGCTCGGGCATATGCGGGGTCAGGTCTTTAATCGTACTGCCTTGCGCGACCGAAACGGTTCCGGGAACGCGTGTCATCTGCGCGTAGATTTCATCGGTAATCGCATCGACGCCTTCAAAGCCGAGAACCTTATCGATCTGGAGCGCCATCAGCCGCTTCGTGTCGTCCAGATGCTCCGTCAGCCAGTTTTGCAGCATCATCAGATCGACCAACTCCGAGCGCCCCCAGAAGTAATTGGCGACAAAGTTGGGTTGCACGAGCTGATAGGGGCCCGTGTCCTTGCAGAAAAGGTTGCAGTGCTTAAAGCGAGGAGCGATCAGGATATCCGGCTCAATAAGCTGGATCGTCGTGTAGTCCTCCCCGCCATCGCGCATGTCGTCGCGGACCCAGAGTTCGTGCATCGGAAAGAGTTCGACGGCGATCGTCGGCCCCAGCGTGGCCATGTTGGGATCATTGGACAACTGGACGATGCCGCCGGGTTGCGGCTGCGTCATGTTTTGCAGACTGGTATTCAGAACGGCGGTGGACAAAACCTGATGCATAAAGCTGGTGGGCTGACTGCTCGCATTGTCCTTGTTGGATGACCCGAGGATACGTTTGTAAAGTTTTTCGGGTTCGGGGAGATTGCGGATACGGCGCCAGACCTGGTGCTTGTTCAGCCAGATCGTCTCGACAAAGGCTTCCTGGTCGTGCAAATCGTTGACCGATTCATCGAGCACGCCAAACTGATGCGGCAAGACGAGGCGCGCTCCGCGGTAATGAAACGCGCTGTCCGAGCCAATGCCAGCAAGTTGCTTGATCAGACACGAGCCGTATTTCAGCGCCTCGGCGACAGCATGCCCGAATATCATGTCGATATTGTGCCGTTCCCATTCACGAGAGACATGGCGGGCGACAACCGAGCCTTGCTCCTGGATGTTCTTTGGGTAGCGGTTCTCGAAATCGAGAGCGAACCGGAGACCGGACGGGCTGAACAGGTGCGATGCCAATCGGTCGATGTGGCCGTAGAGCATGTTAGCCAGCGCCAATCCGCCAGCAGGGCGACCCGTCTCACACCATTGATAGTATTGCCGATAAGCAGCTTCGCGCTGACCGCGACTGACGCGGCACGCCTCAATGATTTCCGTCGAAAACGGGACGAGATCCTTGATGGTAGTCGGGATTCTCATCGGGCGTTAACGGTGAGGGCCAAGTCTCCCGGCGCCAACGACGGCTTGCACCTGCTGTTGGTGTTGCGAGGTAATGGCTTGGCGGGCACGCTCTCCTGCATAGGCCCCAATACCATGCGTTGTCGCCGCCGCAAAGGCTTGTGCGGTAACGGTATGCTGATGCCCTGTTTGCGGCGCTTGCGCCATTACCGCCGAGACTGGGTTGGGTGGTGGTGGCACGGCGGCGATCTCGCCTTCCTTCAAGCCGGTTCGGAGATTGGTGATCCTCGTGTGATCGTAGTCGGAGGCCGACCCGCCGCCGGCTTCAGCCATCATCTGCGTGCGGAGCGCGGAGGCATCTTCCATGCCGTAGTACACGTCGTCGGCGGCTTTGGCCTTTGCCGATAGGCCGTGAACGGCTGGGGCTGAAGGGACAAAGACCTCTTCGGGAGGGTCGGTTGAAACCCACGAGCCACAGAGCGGACAGCGATCGGGCGGTGGATCGTCTAATAAAACCTGCAAGTCTCTAAACGTCCCACGACAGTCCGGACACTTCCAAGATCGGTATTTAGCCATCACCATCTCCGCGTCGAGAAGACTTGCCGCCTCGGTGAGCCAATCCCCGATCGCCAGTTCTGCCGCAACGCCTCTGTAGCAGCCCGATGCCGCATCCCCTCCTTATCCTTAAAGAAGGATTGCATCGTATATTTGTTAACCAGAGCATATTGGTCAAGGATCGACGCGGAAAGGCGGGCCTTCTCGGCTTCGCGCGTGCGGTTGCTGGCAATAAGGCCGCGTCGCATTTTCTCGTCCCATGCGCGGATGCCAAGCGCCGCGGCGAACGAGCGGTCATCGCGCTTCTTCCCCGGCGCACCGATCGTGTCGCCTTCGCGGGTGATCGTCCGCATCTCCTCAATCAGCTCGATCGAGTGCGGGATGAAGGTTTCCGAGTTCAGATAACCACGCTCGGCTTCAAGAATTTGGATTTTGCGCTGGGTGGAGGTCACCCATTGATAATTATGGCCCGATCCCATCGAATCCGAGCGTTGGAAGACATAGTTGCGGGCATTTGCCGTGATATTGGCGAGACCCTTCTTCTCGAACTCGGCACGCAGATAGCCCTGCTGAATCAATTGCCGGGTCTGCTGGTATTGCCGCCAAACCTCCTCGCCGGGCCCGTTCAACTCGCAGATGGTCATCACGGTAGAATCGGGTTCCTTGCCGTAATAGCCGACGAGGCCCCAGAGCAGCCAGGCGAATTGATGCGGGCGGATCGTCGCCGTCGCGTACTCGGCGACCTGCTCGATGCAGTCGGCGTAACAGCGCAGCACCTGGGCGCAGGAATTATTGTTGTCCTCGTTGTGCCCAAATGCCGGGTCGCCCGCGACAATGTAGACGCCGCTCGTCACCGGCTCTTCCCAGATACGCAATTCGATCTCGCGCAGGAAGCGGGACGGTTGGAAGTCGCATTCGGTCAACTTGTTGATGCCGGCGATGAACTTGTAGGTCTGCGCCTTGGGACCGGAGGAGATGCGAACCGAGTTGGCGGTTAGAACCTCAGTATCAAAAAAGCTGGCGCCCGATTGCTGGAAAGCTTCGTCCTCGGTCCAGGGCTGTTCCTGGATGAGGTTGGAGTCCTCGGCGTCGCCCTCCTCCATATCCTGCGTCGGGTCGGACTTCTTGCGATACCACGCCAATTGCTCGGCAGTGATCTCCCAATCGTAGCGTTCTTTGACGGCGGCGATCCGCTTTAGTTCGGACGGGGTTGGCTGGTACTGACCGTATTTATAAAATTCGAGCGTGTTTTCGCGGATGATCTGGTTGTCCTTTGCCCACCAGCCGAGGAAGAGCGTGCGTTTGGCATCGTCGTCCTGCGCCTCCAGCCACATGTCATGCCAGGAATTGAACCCACGCGCGGTGGATTCCCACAAATAGAGGCGTTCGGGATAGGTCTCCGACAGAGACTGGCGAAAGGAGGTCAGCCCTTCGTCGTTATTCCACGAGCACAGTTCCGAGCAATGGCAAAAGTTAAGACCGACCGACCGACCCAGACCACCGGCTGACCGGCTCTGCTTGACGCCCGCCGCCATAAAGAGGATCTGCGAGTCATTTTCGAGAATCAACGCGTCGCGGTTGTTGTCGCGAATGCGCGGAAAGGCGAGCGATGACGGCAAGTTCGAGATGATGTTGATGATCTCGCGGCGGGCGGCGGCGGTGTTGTAGGCCGTGTCGAAGACGAAGGCGCCTTGCAGGCCGGGGTTCACGCCGAGCCAGAAGAGAGAGAGCGCGCGACTGATCGTGGAGACGCCGAGCTGGCGGGATTTCAGCGTGTAGAGTTCGTGCTGGCCTTCGAGGAGCGCGTCGAAGATCGCTTCGAGAAACCAGCTTTGGGCGCGGTAGATGTGGTCGCCAAGGCAGGTGTGTCCACCGAGTTCCTTGGAATTGATATAAACGGAGGAGACAAACTCCCGGAACCCGCGGCGGAAGGCATCGACCCGCTGTGGCGACCAACCGTCGCTCATCGCATCCGCAGTCCGCTCTGCCGCTGTTGCAATTCTTGCATGTACTGCGCGACCGCCGTATCGACGCGAATTTTGAGCGAACCCCAGAAGTGCTCAGCGCTGGGCGTGCCTTCGATGGTCAACACCTCGATGGTGCCGGCCAGTTGCCCGTTCTCGTCCAGCGGCGGAACGATGAGTACGGCGCCTGAGAACTCTTGCGCCTTCACGCCTTCGATGCGATCGGCCATCGCGCGGAACAGATCAGCTGGGCTTGCCACGTTTCCCTCTCTGCGTATAACCGTCGAGCGTCGCATGCAGCGCCTGCCCGATCGACGGCGCGTTCCAGATGCTGTCGGCTTGTTCTGGCGTGACCGGGTGCGCCGATGTTTTGCCACTCTGGTACGCGACGGTCATCGTGCCCTTTTCAGGGTCATACGATATCGCGTCGATGTACGAGCTGTAGACGCGCTTGACGAGTGGTTCAGCCACCGAACTTCCTCCCGATCTTGAGGTAATCCCTGATCGCGTCGTCCTCCGCCACCTCGCTCGCGGCGCGGCCGGCTTCCGTAATCACGTAGTTAACTTCGTCCACCTTACGCATAAAGCCGCGCCGGGTCAGCGCAAGGATCGGTTCCTTCCACCGCCCGATCGCGATCATCGACGACCCCTCCACGGCGATCATCAGCACCGTGCGCTCGTCGTCGGACAGCGGGACGATGGCTTCGCTCATACCCCAAACCCCACAGGTTCGATCCGGTTCATCGTCAGCGCAAGACGCGTCTGCGCCCAGCCGCTGGCACATGTCATGATCTGCTGCTCAAGAGCGCGGCCCGCTTCGGCACTCATTCTCTCATTGTGCCCGTGTTCCATCAACCGGCGCATCACATTGGTCCAGTTGTAGACCATGTGGAAAGCGCCCTT